ATTCCAGCGTTACGCAGATACACATTTTAATAACGAGTTTGCAACAACCTCGACAAAACTAAGGAGAAAGTATGAATACTTGTTTACTGTTCGGAGAAACAGCTGTTATCTTTACAACCCTCTTAATGTGCTATAAGCTGTTCGGTAAAACCGGCGCTATGGCATGGGTGGGAATGGCAACGATTCTGGCAAATGTCATAACGGCAAAAAACGCTGATATTTTCGGATTAAGTACGGCAATTGGCACTGTGATGTTTGCAAGCACGTTCCTTGCAACTGACATTCTCACAGAATATCATTCCGTTCAGGATGCAAAAAAGGCTGTATACATTGGTTTATTTGCCGATGTGCTTTTAATCGTGTCAACACAAATTGCGCTTCTGTATAAGCCGAGCGCCTTCGATTATGCGGACGGTGCAATGCAGACGCTTTTCGCGCTTAACCTGCGAATAAGCCTTGCATCTATGGTAATGTATTTCATTTCAAACTTTGCAGATGTCTTTCTTTTTGAGAAGCTCAAAGAAAAAAGCGGTGGAAAGCGCTTATGGCTGAGAAACAATGTATCAACGATACTTTGCAACTGCCTCGAAAACTTCGGCTTTATCGCCCTGGCATTTGCAGGCATCTATGATGCGAGAACGATTTTCACAATAGCGCTATCTACATCTATCATCGAGGCCATTGTTGCTGTATGTGATACACCGTTCATTTATTTGGCTGGCAAGATAAAGTGATTAAAAAGCAACTTTTATACTCATAATAAGCCTCCGGGAAACCGGGGGCTTTTGCATAAGCGAAAGCAGGAGGCAACATGCAGACAACAGAGCGAATCCCGGTTTATCTGAAAATTGTAAACGGTAAAACGCGCTGTGTCTGCCACGCACAGCAAAAAGGCTGTCGTGAAAACTGTGAGCGTGATACGGTAACGCGGGAGAAATACGAGGGCTGGCAAAAGACGCTTTACCGTGACAGGTTTGGGCGGTGATGGCGCGTGGCAAAGGGCAAATACCAGGAATGGTTGACACCTGACGGGCTTTTGCTTCTTCGCGGATTCGCGCGGGATGGCCTGACTGACAAAGAGATAGCGGAAAAGAAGATAGGCGTTTCCGAGCGAACGTTGACAGATTGGAAAGCCCGCTTTCCTTCCATTTCTTCCGCCCTAAAAGACGGGAGAGCGCCAGCCGACTATGCCGTTGAAGATTCTTTACACAAATCTGCAATAGGCTATACAGTAAAAGTCAAAAAGCCCATAAAGCTAAAGACAAAAAAGCAGCTAAAAGACAAGGGAACAATCGAAGAGGAACGCATTGAATATGTGGAAGAGGAAATATACATTCCTCCGCAAGTTACCGCCCAAATCTATTGGCTGAAAAACCGCAAGCGCAAATACTGGCAAGACAGACCGCCAGAAGACGAACAGCGGCATGATGGTATGCTTGCCGACCTCATAGACGGCCTGAAAGAACCGGAAGAGTCATATAGTGAAGAATGATCTACACCAAGAAGCAACGCGCCCTTATGGGTAAATGGCAGCGGAATGAGCTGCAACGAATCAATCTGTTAGAGGGCAGCGTTTCCAGCGGCAAGACGTGGATTTCCCTTGTCTTGTGGGCGTTTTGGGTGAAGACCATGCCGAACGCGCCGGATTATCTCTATTTGATGTCAGCGAGATCATTGACCACGCTGAAACGAAATTGCCTGTTGCTTTTGCAAAGCCTTGTCGGTGAGGACAATTTCAAGTTTTCCATAGCTGCAAAGGAAGGATGGCTATTCGGGCGGCACATTCTTTTAGAAGGTGCAAACGACAGCCAGGCAGAGGCAAAAATCCGAGGCTTGACGCTGCAAGGCGCATATTGCGATGAGGCGACAAAGCTACCACGGGACTTTTTCAACATGCTCCTGTCCCGTCTCAGAAAGCCAGGCGCTAAGCTGATAGCCACAACAAACCCGGACGCGCCGGGACATTGGCTAAAAACAGAATACATAGACCGAGCAGATGAGATCGACATATACGTTGAGAAGTTTGTCATTGACGATAACACGACGCTGCCGAAAGATTATGTAGAGAACATCAAGAAAGAATACACCGGCGTTTTCTATGAGCGCTTTATACTCGGCTTGTGGGTGCTTGCGGAGGGGCTTATTTACCCCATGTACAAGGACGCCATAGCTGAGCCGCCGACAGATCAGCAGCCAAGTGAATATTGCTTGTCCATCGACTACGGCACACAGAACGCTTTTTCCGCTGGGCTATGGGGAAGGTATGGCACGATCTGGTGGCGCGTCGATGAGTATTATTATTCCGGGCGTGAAACCGGCATACAAAAGACTGACGAGGAATACGCGCAAGACCTTAACAAATGGCTTGCGTTTCTCTTCGAGCCGGACGAACAAACAGGAACAGCCAAATATAACAGCTATAAAAAGCTACCGACGATCATTGACCCGTCGGCGGCTTCTTTTATTGCCCTACTCAGAAAGCGCGGGAATTACAAGGTTCTCCCGGCTGATAACGCCGTAGCAGACGGAATCCGCGAGACGGCAACCGCGTTGAAAATGGGGCTTATGAAAATAGCGCCATGGTGCAAGGCGTGGATTTCCGAAGCTGGCGGCTATGTCTGGGACGAAAACGCCGTTGAAGATGCGCCGGTGAAGATCAACGATCACTGTTTAACTGGCGATACACTGGTTGAAACAATCAGCGGCCCGGTTCCTATTGCTGAACTTGTAGGACAGCGCGGGCTTGTTTACTGCTTTGATGAAAAGACAAGCAAGCCGACAATATCAACTTTCCATGATGTAAGGCAAACGGGAACGGAGGAAATATACGAAATCACCATTGAAGACGGGCGCATATTGAAGTGTTCCGGCGAACACCCGATATTGACGCAACGCGGATGGGTTAATGCTGATTCTCTCACTTTTGAAGATCAAATAATAAGTATTGGCATTGCAACTGTGAGTGTGAAGCCCGTGGGCGCGCTGAAAATAGCAAAAATAAGAAAGCTGCCGCCGCAGCCTGTATATAACATGGAAGTTGACAAGCACCACAATTTCGCCGTAAACGGCGGGCTTGTGGTGCATAACTGCATGGACGAAACCCGCTACATGTGCAAGACCAAACACATCTGCAAAATCCGGCGCGATTTGCCGCAAAGGTAAGGTGATAGCTTGCTTTTAACATACGATGATTTCCTTGCCTGTGGTGAGGATGAACAAAAAAAAACTGAATTTATTCTTTCCGCTATCAATCAACATATAAACAGCACAGAATATAAAAAGGCGATGGAAGCCCAAAAATACTACGACGGTGAAAACCCGACCATCAACAATTACGAAAAGCTGTTATATGACATCCAGGGCAAAGCGCACGTAGATATGTGGACGGCAAACAACAAAATCGCCTCGCAGTTTTTCACCATTGCCGTTAATCAAGGCGTGGCCTATTTGCTCGGAAATGGCGTTAGATTCAGCAAGAAAGAGACAAAGAAAAAGCTCGGCGCTACATTCGACATTGCGGTTATGCGCTGCGCCAAATATGCGATGATTGCAGGACAGGCTTTCGGCTTTTGGAACCATGACCATCTTGACGTGTTCAAGCTGAAAGAGTTCAAGCCGATTTATGATGCGAAAACCGGCGCTATTATGCTCGGCATTCGCTTTTGGAAGCTTGCGGACGATATGCCGTTGAATGTGACGCTGTATGAGCTGGACGGCTACACAGAATATATCCAGAAGAAAGACAGCGCAGAACCGCTGACAATCAGTCAGGAAAAGAGGCCATACGTCCAAATCATACACCGTACACCAGCGGAGGGCATAACTAACGTAGAGTGGCGCAATTATGACGGATTTCCTATTGTGCCGCTATACGCCAACGAAGAGCACAAATCCACGCTGAACGGCAAGCGAAACACTATTGACGCGCTGGATATTTCCCGTTCCGGCATGGTCAACAATGTATCAGAGGGCGATTTGATCTATTGGGTTCTGTCCAATGCGGGCGGCATGGATGACTTTGACGATCAACGCTTCCTTGACCGTTTGAAAAAAACACACATTGCACACGCCGATACGGATTC